CGAGGAGTCCGCTCGTGTCGGCGTCGATCTGGAGTACTGCGCGCGGCATGGTTCAGCGGGTCAGGGCGTCTCGGAGTCGTCGAGCGTCATCGCTCGGGGCGTCGTCGCCGTCGAGGTCGGCGAGGAGTCTTCGTGCGAGCCGATCAGCGGCGTAGTGGCCGAGGAGTTCGGCGTCATCCATCTCGGCGCCCGGTCGACCAGTGAGGTGATGATGGCTCGCAGCGTAGTGGTGTCGAAGCGCTGCAAGCTGGTCGGCTGCGTCAGCCCTTTTCCCAGCGCATCAGCTACCTCGCGCACTTCCGCGAGCGTCTTGAGATGCCGGAACGGCGACCGCTCCAACGCGTGCGCGGTGTACTCGTCGAAGCACGCGCGCACCTCGTCGACGTCGAAGCATCGGCGCAACTCGGCGGCGTCGGCCGCGAAGGGCGCATCGGTGCGGTCTGGGTCGACGAGGGCGCGGGCGAGGATCTGCACCATGACCTCGAGATTCAGCACCGCGTCGCCCGCGTCGCCGATGAGGTCTTCGCGCTGCCATCCGCCCGTGCCCACGAGCCACTTGATGGCCTCGGCGTGCGCCTGCTCCTGCTCGTGAGCGGAGAGCGTACGCACGGCCAGGGCAAGCGACTCGGGGCCGCTCTCGCGCACCACCTCGACGGAGAAGCGGCGCGTCGGCCGCTCGCGCCCCGCCATGAGGCGCGAGAGCTTCGAGCCTTTGAGGTGATCGGTCACGCGTTCCCGACGTAGGTGGCGTGGTAGCTGAAGCTCACGCTGTTGGGCGTGCCCTCGGCCTTCGTGTCGATCTTCGCGGTACGCACGTCGCCCTTGAAGGCGTAGCTGTCACCCGCGATCTTGAACACGAGCGCGATCTCCTCTTGCGCCGCACAGATGCCGATCCAATCGACCTCGGGGCCGGTCGAGGGGAGCGCGTTGTCCACGGCGATCGTCGCCATGAGCGGCCCCGCGGTGTGGCCCGCACGGCCCTTGAGAATCGTGACGACGTCCTTGTTGCCGGAGTCGAGGTCGAGGGTGATCGACGTCGCTTCGAGGACGGGGCGGCCGCGGTAGAAGACGGCGCCGGGAGCGGAGTAGCGTGCCATTGGTCAGTGCTCCTCAGAGGCTCGCGAGTTGACGGACGTTGCCCGCGACCTGGTGCAGCGCGGTGATGGGCTCGCAGGGGATCTCGCAGTTGACGCGGCCGGGCGTGGTGCCGTCGGCCTCGACCACGAGCAGGGCATCGTTGAGGCTCACGTCGCGCAGGATCGCGTCGCTCTCGTAGGTCTTGAGACGCCCGAAGATGAGCGAGCGAATCGCGCTCGGCGTGGTGACGTTCGGCGCGCGCGTCACGGGGTTGCCGCTCGCATCGTCGGCGCCGAGCTTCGCGCCCGCGAGCTCGGTCGCGAGGTACGAGCGCAGGTCGTCGGCGGCGTAGTCGCACACGGTCACGTAGGCCGTGTCGATCACCGCGTAGCTGGGCACGCCCGAGGCGGTCGAGCGCGACGTGATGGAGCGCACGAGGGCGCCATAGCCGGGGCGCAGGGCGCTCGTGCCGATGACCGCGAGCCCGTTGTTCAGGGCGTTCTCGATCTCGGTGCCCGTGGGCCGGTCAGCGGGGAGACGCTGCATGGGCACGGTCGCGAGGTTCACGCCGTCGAGGTTGGCGGCGGGGTCGCTCGCTTCGCCCACGAGCGAGCCGCCCGCGTAGGCGTCGCCCGCGAGGCGCGCGGCGGCCACCTGGGCGGCGACGTCGGGCGGCGGGAGCACGCTGGCGTGGTGCCATGCGACCTGAAGGCGCGAGGCGTTGCGGCCCGTAGCGAGCGTCACGGCGTTCGCGTAGGTCGCGCTCGTCGCCATGATGGCTTGCTCGAGCAGCTGCACCGTCGGCCCGGCCTGCGCGTTGAGTTCGGCCACCACGAGGTCAGCGTTCGTCGCCTCGATGCACGCGCACACGAGTCGGTCGTAGCGCGTGGGGTTGATCGCCGCGAGGGCGTTCGCGAACGAGTCCTGCGTCGCGCCGTTCGTCAGCGTGATCTCGCCGCCGAGGGTGCTGGTGCTCGACCAGATGCCCGTGGTGCCCGCACCGCTCGACGTGCTCGACGTCGTGATGCGCGTCTCGAGCGTCGAGCCCGCGGGGACGAAGTACGCGTCGACCACGAGCACGTTGCCGCGGGGGCCGGTCTGCTTTGCGGTGACGGTGACGGCCCCGGTGCTGTTCTGCGCGGTGAAGGGCAGCGTGAGCGCGTCGTTGATCGCATCGGCCACGGCGGCGGCGATGGTCGTCGCGGTGTCGCCCGAGGCCACGGGAACGTCGATCGTCTGCCCGCAGAGCTTGAGCCGCACGGTGTAGGCCGCGCTCGCGCTCGTCGCGAACGTGATGACGCCGCTCGCAGCGGTGCCGCCCGCGTCGGCCACGGGACACGCGTAGAGCGAGGCGTCGGGGTACTGCGCGAACACGGCGAGGGCCATGCGGTGCAGCTCCGAGCCCGCGCCGAAGAGCGTCTGCGCGTCGGAGTCGGACGCCACGAACACGGGCGTCGCCACGGTCGCGGTGCCCGCGGCCACGGAGAGCGCGGGCGAGGCGCCGGTGATGGCGGTGCCGATCATGTTCCCGAGCAGCATGAGCGTCTTCGTGGCGCTGCCGCTCGAGGAGCCAGGGCCGCCGAGGACGACGTTGAACGTGATGCCGGGCGTCTTGCGGGACGGGGGCACGCCGGGGACGTTGATGCTCACAGGGCCTCGATCTCTCCGCGCGAGAGGGCGCGGCGGTGGTAGCTGTCGTCGGGCACGGTGACGCCCTCAGGGATGATCTCGCCTCGACGGTCACGGCCCACGTAGCGCGCCGACGTCGAGCCGGGCACGGGGAGCCGCGCATCGCCGACGGCGCGCACGTTGATGGTCTTCATGGTGTCGTTGCTCACGGGGTGGTGTCAGAGACGATCTGCACGAGCGGGTTCGGCGCGGTGCCGGTGCCCTCGAGGTTGATGTCGCTGTAGACGGCGGGGATCGTGACGGCCGCGCTGCTGTCGTAGGTCGCGGCTTCGGCGTCGCGTGTCGCCTCGAAGCGCACGGCGTAGACGTAGACGGCGCCGCGGCGGATGAGCTCCGCGCGGGTGCCCGCGTAGCGCGTCGACAGGTTCATGTGCGTGTCGGCGACCACGAGCCCGTTGCACGCGGCAATGACCGCGTCCACGAGCCGCAGGAGTCCGGGGGCGTTCGTGTCGCCCACCATGCCGTCGTCGATCGCACGGGCATCCTCGACGGCCACGAGCACCGAGAACTGCGACAGGGCGCGGTCTTCGATCGACGCCGCGCCGTAGCCCATCACGTCGCGCGTCGAGAGGTCTTCGTCGAAGCGCAGCATCGCGCAGGGGTACTGCGCGGCGGCTTCGGCGAGGCCTTCGGGCGGCACCGGCCCGGCGTAGCGCCCGACGCACGCGAAGGGGCGCGCCGTCGTCGGCCCGGTGGTGACGTTCGTGAGCAGCCCCGAAAGCGCGGTGTAGAGCGCGAGCTCGATCGTTGCGAGTGTGGCGGCGCTCATTGGACGTTCTGCACGGCGCCCACCATCGAGGCGGCGACGATCTCAGCCATGGTCTGCCCCATCGCGAGCCACGCGGGGCGAAGGTACGGGTACGGGCGATTGCGCGACGTGCCCTCTTCGACGAACGAGCCGTAAGGCATCCCGCCGTGCACCTGGATCACGTAGCCGCTCGCGAGCGAGCCGTCGGTGAACTGCCACTCCGTGTGCGTCTGCAGCCGGAACGTGCGGTTGGTGTAGGGGTGGTTGGCCTTCGCGTAGGCCGCGACGACCTTCGCGCCCGCGGTGAGCGCGGGAGGCAGCGCGCGGGAGAGCGCGGCGCGCATCGCGTCGACCGCGTCGAGCCACTCGGCCACGGTCAGAACGCCGACCCGTCGCGGCGGTCTGCGGCGCGGGTGTAGGGGTTCGTAGGCATGTTCGCGGAGTCGACGAGGTTCGTGTTCGCCGCACGCGGGCGTGCGTCGCCGACACTCGCGTTGGAGTTCGGCGGGCGCGCATCGGCGTCGCGCGACATCTCGCGAAAGAAACGCTCGGCTGCTCTGCCGTGCGAGAGGTACGCGCCGCTCTCGTCGCCCGCGGTCGCGCCTGCGCTGGTGTGGCGCGAGGCGGCGATCATGCAGACGATGTCCACGCCGCGGCCCGTCACCTCGGGGTCAACAGTGTCCGTCGAGAGGTAGAGGCCGTCGGGGAATGCCGCGCGCGTGAGGGTGCGAATGCGGCTGTTCGTCTCCGCGATGCACAGGTCGCGAAACGTCGTGTCCGCCGTCGCGCCGCCGTTCTTGGCGAAGAGGCGTGCATACGCCTGCGTCGAGAGACGGCCCGTGACGTCGGCCGCGGTGATGATCGCGGTGAGTTCAGCCACGGTCGTACTCCATGCCCTCGGTGAGTCCGTCCGTCGCGACGGTCTCGGGGATCTCCTCGCCGACCTCGTAGGTGACGCCAGCGTGGATGCGCACCCGCGCGCGGAACCGCACGCGCTCGGGCGCAGGAGGCACCGCGTCTGCGGGCTCCGTAGGGGCCGCAGGAGGCTCGGGCGCGACGACGGGCGCGGAGACGGACTCCGACGCACGCACGGGCACGCTACGCGACTCCTGCGGGCGGTTCTGACTGCGGCGGGACATCAGCTCACTACTGTCGTGTAGAGAAATCCTGCGGCCGAGCCCGCGACGACCTTCTCGTCGAGCGACTCCGTCACCTTCACGTACATGCCGCCCGACTTGCCGGGGAGCGGCGCTTCGATGGTCTGCGTCTCGCGCGGGCCGAAACGGAACTGCTTCCCGAACACCGCGGTCTCGCGGGGGCCAGGGTTGTCCGTGGCGCGGATGAGCGCGCAGGACTTGCCCCAGATGTATCCCTTCGTCGAGGACTGACCCTCGCGCGACGAGACGTACTTCGCGCGGCCCACATACACGGCGTCGAGCTCGAAGAGCGCGGCCACGAGGTCGGTGGTCACGCGGTCGGGCGTGGCGCCCGAGATGGTCGAGGAGCGCGACAGGATCGTCTCCTTGAGCTTCGGGTGGTTCTTCAGCTTCATCCACGCTTGCGCGCCGATGACCATGATGTTGGGGCGCTCGTCGCACGCCTCGATCGCGTCGTCGATCTTCTGCACGGGGTCGCTGGTGTTGGTGTCCCAGCGGTCGGCGCCCGAGAGCGCGGCGGTGTTCGAGCCGTACGAGCCCGAGGCGAACGCGATGCCCGCGACGCGGCGCTCCTTGGCGATGTCGAGCCGCGAGGTCACGACCTTGACGGCGTGCATCTGCGGGTCGATCGGCGCGTCGGCCGACTCGATCTCCTTGTTGCTCACGAAGTCCATCAGCCCGTAGTCCACGGTGCTGAAGTTGTCGGTGGAGATGGTGTACCGCACGCGGCCGGGCATCGCCTCGGCGCCCGTGAGCGTGGCCGACTGCTCCTCGAAGAACGTGTCGGCCCCGTACTTGAAGAACTTGTCCGACGGCTTCTGCACGTCGACGATCGGCATCACCATGTCCGCGATCATGTCGCGGTTGCGGATGGTCGACGCGAAGTTGCTGAGGGGCGCGTCGACGTGAACCGACGACGGCGAGAACGAGGCTTCGATCACGCTCGCGGCCTGCGCGGCGTTGAGGCCGTGCGCCATGAGCAGTTCCATCTGGAGCGCGTGCATCTGTGAATCCATGGATCAGCCGCCCTGCTTCACGAAGGGGTTGATGGTGCAGGCGACGCGGTCGCCCGAGACGGCGCTCTCGAGCGCCTGACCGACGACGGCCACGTTGACGCCCGCGCTCGCGGTCTCGGTGATCACCGAGCCATCGGTGCCGCCCGAGGTGACCCAGTCGCCGCGCGTGATGGTGCCGCCCGCGATGAGCGGGTAGACGCCGTTGAGCACGAGGTCGATGGTGTCGCCCGCGGCACACGCGGAGCCGTCGGGGCGCATCATGCAGCCGAGGAGCGACGTCGTCGGCGAGGCGCCGCCGGGGAGGCGCACGGTGTTGTCGGCCGAGCCGACGCGGACGATCATGCCGTCGGTCAGGATCGACTCCGACGCGACGGGGACGAGTTGCCCGGGGAAGCGATTGGAGAGGCCCATCAGCGTGCCGCCTTGATCTCGCGCGAAGCCTGCTTCAGCGCGCCTTCGAGGGTGAGGGTCTTGTCAGCAGCCATGAGCTCGCGCGCACGAGCGCCCGCGGCGTCGTTGTGGCGGGCGGGCATGGCGACCACGTTCGAGGGCGTGCCGTCGACGGAGGCCGCGAGCGCGGTCACGCGCTGCGTGAGCGTTGAGGTCTGCGCGGCACTCGCGCGCGGCAGCGGGTTGGCCTTCGCGAAGGCGGCGAAGTCGGCGCGGGCGGCGAACTCCAGCGAGGCGCGCACGGGCTTGAGCGCGGGCTGCGCGGCGATCATCGCGTCGAGGTGCGCGGCGACGTCGAGCTCCACGCGCTCCGACTCACGCGCCTTCGCGGCGTCGAGCTCGGTCGTGAGCGAGGCGACCTTCACCGAGAGGCCCGACAGCTCCGCGATCTTCGCGGCGACGTGGGCGCCCGTGGCGTCGCTGGTGAGGTTGAGCGCGCGCCGAACGTCGGCGGTCTCCTGCGCGCGGGCGGCGATGGCCGCCGAGGCATCCTCTTCGCTCGCGGCGGCGATGCCGAGCCGCGCCGCGAGGGTCATCATCTGTGCCATGTGGCTCTTCTCCGTGGCGACCCTCGGGCCGCCGTTCATCGGCGGGTCATCCGCCGAACCTGTGCCCGCGGCGGATGCCGGGGCGTTCATCTTGTCGAGGGCCGCGAGGGCGGCGGCGACCACTTCGGGCGCGGTCGTGAGCGCGGGCAGGCGCATGGCCTCGCCGATGCTCTCGACGATGTCGTCGAAGTCGACGCCCGAGGCCTCTTCGTCGCCCGCCGCGACCATCGCCGCGAGCTTCGCGAGTTCGGCGCGCACGTCGTCGACGCTCGCGGTCACGGGCAGGCGCAGGACGCACCGGAGCATCGTGAGCACGTCGTCGGCACTTGAAACGGTGCCGTAGTACCGCTCCGCGGCAATGCGCGGGATGTCGACGAGGGCGGGGTTATTGGTGAGGCTGAAGCTCCAGAGGTACGAGCCCACGCGGTCGCCCGTCTCCTCGTCGGTGCCGTTCTGCACCAGCGTGACGGAGCCGTAGGCGATCTCGCCGGTCTCGACCTGGGCGCGGGTCGCTTCGTTCACCCAGCGGAAGCGCGCCTCAAGCGTCGCGACCGTGGCGCCGTTGCGCACCATGGAGCCCACGCGCATCGCGGTGGTCCATGCGTGCGCGGCCCCGCTGTGCGGGTGCGCCGC